TTTATCGTCGATTACGGCAAGCTCCGCGCGGCGTGTAGGCTTTAAATCTTCTTTCTTTGCAGGTTTCAGATCGGCCCGCTTCTTATAGCCAATGCCGGAACCTTCTTTCTGGTTCACATAGTCATTGGCAAACATCGCCGCAAAGGCTTCGTAGTTCATTGCATCTAAACGGCTGTCAATATGCGTCGGGCTGCTAAACGCGCGCGCGTTCTTAACGCAGACCATGATAATCGCTACCTCAAAGGGGTGAATATCGCGGCCCAAACGCAAAGATGCCAGATCAGCAATAAGCTGAAAATTATCTTCAATTCCACCGTAATCAGCCCCGCGCTCGCCTATGATCTCGCTGGCTTGTTGTAGTAGATCGTGCGGATTCATCAATTTCCTCCAATAATTCGGCTCGTTCACGCAACATCCGCAGCGTCGTGTAACGCTGATGCAAACGTATAATGACCGTAGACCGCCGAGCGTTTTTGCGCTCGTCACCCAAGAGATCCAATACCTCTTGTTCCGTAAAGTCCGTTAGGACTTCATTCAATTCACGCCAGTTCATTTAAGGCTAACTCCGCTAACGAACGCTTGTCATGCAGACTTGCGTAGATGCGTTCGTCAATAGTCTTATTACAGATTAGAACGTAACACCACACTTCTTTTGTCTGGCCGCTACGGTGCAGGCGTCCGATGGTCTGTTCGTAAAGTTCGAGCGACCAAGGCAGCGACAGAAAAATGATCTTGTTGCCGCCAAACTGTAAGTTCAGTCCGTGACCTGCGCTCTTTGGATGAAGCGCTAAAAGTTCGAGTTCACCTTTGTTCCACTTGTCAACTACATTCTCGTCGTCCATAGTAGAGAGTTGTGGATATTGTCTTTTTAATTCCGCTAACTCTTCCTTGTAATTGTAGACAATGATTGTGTTTGCGCGTTGATTTCCGTCAAGTATTTCTTCCAGCAAATCAAACTTATGGCGGCTGATCCATTCCGGTTGATCCAGTCCGTAAATGAAGCCGCCCGCAAGTTGCTGAAGTTTTTGCGTAACAACCGCCGCCGTTGGAGCGCTGATGGTCTGATTAAGTTCAAGGACAAAATCCTTTTTCATTTTATTATACGGCGCTAAATCCATATCGCAACGCATCGGTATGACGTTTAACGGCGGTAGCTTATCTTTATATTCGCCAGCCTCTAACACATATGTCGCTGGTTTGATCGTGTTCATTACGTGGTTCAGCGCGCCAGGCAGCGGCTCCCATTGCTGATACTCGCGGTTAATGCAGTAGAAGTATTGTTGTAGAAACGCGCCTTTGCTGCGGCCTAACAATTTCTGGTCAACAACTTTACACTGACCGAACACGTCTTCGAGGCCGTTCGATGTGAACGATCCTGTCAAGCCCCAGCGTATGTGAAACTTTTCGAGGATTTTCAGTAAGTATTTAAACCTTTTACCGCTTGGGTTTTTTAATCGCGTAAGCTCATCAAAAACCAAACCGTCAAAAGTAGTGGGATCAATGCTAGGAATATTGTCATAGTTTGTCACCACAATGTCAGCGTCGGAATCAAAGGCGGCTTTGCGTTGCGCTGGCGTGCCAACAGCAACAGATATATCAAATTCAGGACACCATTTCTGCCCTTCTTGCTGCCAAACATCAGTGCAAACGCGCTTTGGTGCAAGCACTAACCAGCGATCAACGAAGCCGCGCGCTAACATTTCTGTCATTGCGGTTAACGTGATTGCTGTTTTACCTGCGCCGACGGGCGCAAGGATCATGGCGCGGTCGTTGGAGAAGAGGAAGTCTGCGGCTTCATGTTGATACGGTCGTAAGTCCATCTATCCACCTGTTCACGATTCCAGAGGCACGCATAACGCTGATTCAATTTACGCATATCTTCGGCAAATATTTTTTGTAGCGCGGACAGCTTGCCGCCGTCCTTTTTCAGTTCTACAAACCATGTCTCGCCGTTAGGTAAACAGACAATTCTGTCAGAAACGCCACGATTTGACAGACTGTTAAATTTAAACGCAAGGCCATTAAGTGCTTGAACGGACTTAACAAAGTAGCGTTCAATATCTTTTTCCAAATCAGTCATAAAAAACTATTTGACACATCCGTAATAAATTGTCTAGTATGCAAATCACAGAAAGGTAATATACAATGCACTCGGATATAGTCGGCGGCTCGACAGCAAAGCGCGTAATGAACTGCCCTGGCTCTGTAAAGCTCGCGCAATCCGTTCCCCCCAGACCCACATCAAAATATGCAGAGGAAGGATCACTCTTACATGATGCGATACACAAGATCTTATCTCATGGTGCATCTACTGATGATTTTGGTCTTGGCGATGATCTCATTGAGCGTAAATTACGCCCTGCTCTTGATGCACTAAATGAGATTGATCCTAATTCACAAATGGAATTTCAGACTGAAATCTCCGTTTCTTTTGGAGGGTATCTAGCTGGCGTATTCGGATCATGTGACCTCATTGGTCGTATTGGCAATCGTGCAGTGGTGCTTGATTGGAAGTTTGGTGATGGGGTGGCGGTGGATGCTGTCGAGAACCATCAGCTTTTGTTTTATGCCGCTGCGGCTATGCGGACTGATGACGCCCGTTGGGCGTTCGAGGGCGTCACTGAAATAGAGTGCATCATTGTCCAACCACCATATGTGAAGCGTTGGTTGACTACGCCGGGGCGCGTCAAAGCGTTTGAGCGTGAGCTTTACGACGCCGTTACAACAGCGCTGCGCCCTAACGCGCCTGTAAAGATTGGCGATCATTGCAAATGGTGTCCAGCAAAGCCAATATGTCCTGCAATGACGGGCGAGACTGAGCGCGCGTTACGAATACAACTGAACAGCATATCTCCAGAGGGCTACAGTAATGCGCTTGTTATCGCAGATCGTCTTGAAGACTGGATCAAATCTGTGCGTGAGATGGCGCAACAGGCGCTTGAGAACGACATTACCATCCCAGGATTTAAACTTGTGCCAAAGCGCGCCACACGTCAGTGGGTCAACGACGAAGGCGCATTGGAAGCTCTTAGAGAAATGGGACTTGAATCTGATGAATTAACAGAAACGAAGTTGAGATCGCCAGCGCAGGTCGAGAAGGTGTTGAAGAAACACAAGCTAGAGTTGCCAAAAGATCACGTCGTTGCTGTTTCAACGGGTAACACGATTGCGCCGGAGTCAGATCCGCGCCCAGCCGTGTTGCAACTCGGTAAGCACATCCGTGCTGCCACACTCAAACTACAGGTAAAATAATGTCTAATCTAGTAAAGTTCGCTGGCGAAAACGCTAAACTTCCTAGCTTATCACAAGTGTTGCGTTCGGTTAAAACCGAATCAGCGCCGATAGGCATGGCAATTATCAAGATGGACAAGACCGGCCATTGGGTTGTCGGCGCTGACCAGACTGAGATTGAGAAGACAAGCGTATGGGCGGTTAATCCTTTCTCTTTTGTCCACGGCTTTATTGCTTGGGGCCAAGGCGAAGTGTTAGCTGAGAAGATGTTTCCGATTGATGTAAAGCTCGCCGACGTTGACTTAGGGCCAGCTCCGGCGGGCGCGCAGCGCGGTTGGGAAGATCAGTTCGGCATGTCTGTGAAGTGCATCGAAGGTGCAGACGAAGGACTTGACGCGCGTTTCTCAACAACATCTGTCGGTGGGCGGCGCGCTATGGCGACGCTGATGAACACCGTAGGCGAACAAGAAGAGAAAGACCCAACCAATATTGTGGCGTTGGTTGAGCTTGGTAGCGAGTATTATGCACATAAGGTTTATGGTCGCGTTTACACACCTGTATTCAAGATCATTAACTGGATCAGCTTAGACGGTAACGCTGCTGACGAGGCGCAAGTCGAGTCAGCAAGCACGGGGCGTCGCCGCCGTAGCTGATACGATGGGGCGGCGTTCGCGTGACACCGTGCCGCCCCGTCACCCTTCCTAACAGAAAGATAAGAAGATGACCGAACGTAAAGTTTGGAATGATGCAACACGTCTAACGCCCAAAGAACAACAGGTCTATGATCTGTTCCGTAAGGGCTTTAGAGTTAAAGACATCGCGCAGATCTTGAGCATTACGCCAAGCGCAGCACGAACAAGACTAGCTCTAGCAAAGGATAAGGTGCGTTGTGGCGGATAAACTTTTTGTGCCAGCATACTGGCCTTTCTTCAAATCGGGTGAACTGCGTCGCTTTGATTATCAAGCGCCGGACACGCCATCGTTCACGTCTGTGTTTAGTTATGACAAGGGCAGCGACTCTATGCTCTACAATAACTACGACAGCGCAGGCACATGGTTGAACAAATGGTTCTACCGATACAACCCTGGCTTTGGCGTCGCCGAGTGGCGTGACGATTATCCTGGCAACAAGAAGGTCGTGTTATCGCCAGCGATAGGATGGGGCGAATTTCAGGACGTTGGGTCTGACTATATCAACTATCCTAAGTTCGATTTTTTTAAATGCTGGCCGCCAGCGACAAGCAGCGGTGTGCAGATCGTGCATTTTGAAGAACACATCTCACAGATGAACGTGCTTGGCGCATACTATCAAGACGTGATCAAGTTCACTTACTTGCAGAACTGGAACGGTAAGCCAGCCACAGGCGCGCGCTACTGGATGGCGCTCGGCGTTGGGCCTATCGCAACACAGTTCTTAACGCAAGACGCAAAAGATCCAACAAAGATAGAGGAGTCAGTGATATGGAACGCGAAGATCACGACTGTGAATTAAGACTAAAGCAACTGATGGGCGATCTATTGTTCACCATCAAAGAATACTCTGACAAACATGAGAAACCAGATGAAATACTATTCGTTCTTGATCGCATCGTCGCTGCTTATCGCGACGCCTTCGACAGCGCAACAGATCAGCGTGTTCAACGGCCCGAACGGCCCTGTGGCAACGGAGCTAAGTTACCCAACTGAGAACTTTTACTATCTTGGCAATGATGTGATCTCCGCGCCGAAGATCGGAAACTACACAGTTTATAATGGGCCTAATGGCGAATTATTAGGGAGCCGCGTCGATGGTATCGCCGATCAGTAATGGACAAATATCCAAAGTTATAAATGATATCAGCATCACGTTAGACAGAGTGCATAATAAGTTAGGTGCGTTACGCATAAAAATGAAAATGCAGAATAAAATAATAGCTGATTTACGTGCAGAGTTGGCGACAAAACATCAGAAAGAAGTTGTTAGACCACGATTAGCACGTAATCAAGAAATATATGACGCAAGAAATAATGGCGCTACATTTACGGAGTTAGGATATAAATATGATCTATCAACGACGCGCGTTCAGCAAATATATAGAACTTACGAACGTATGTTAAAAAAATGATCTGGCTTGACTTTGAAACGCGAAGCGAATGTGATCTGAAGGTGGCGGGCGTATATAACTACGCTCGTCATCCTTCGACGCAGATCCTGTGCATGGGCTTTGCGTTTAATGATGAAAGCGTCAACGTCACGACGAACGTGTCGGAGATGCGTAAGGTATTTGCTAACGCTCCAGACCAACAGATATGCGCGCATAACGCAGCCTTCGAGCGACTAATCATAGAGCATGTGCTTGGTATGCCGATGCCGATAGATCGCTTCTACTGCACGTCTGCACAGGCACGCGCTAACTGTATGCCAGGATCATTAGAAGATGTCGGGCGCTTCATGGGCGCGTCAATGCGTAAAGATCACAAAGGCGGCGCGCTTGTTAAGAAGCTCTGCACACCGCCGTTCAAAGGCACTGACGAAGATATGAAAGGTTTAATTAGATACTGCGCGCAGGACGTTCGCGCTATGCGAGACTTTAGCCAACGCATCGAACCGTTAAGCGAAGAACAGCTAACTGATTATCACGTCAACGAACGAATCAACGACAGAGGCGTGCGCGTAGATGTCAAACTGTGCAGGGCTGCGCTGACCTATTCTGAGATCGAGGTTGTTGATATTCAAAAGCGCGTGGTTGATATAACCAAAGGCGCGATCACATCTGTCCGCAGTCCTAAGATGCGCGAGTGGGTGTTAGCGCGGCTAGGGCCAGATGCGCGGGCGCTGGCGGTCAAGAACGACAAGCCGTCTATCGACAAGAGCGTGCGGGCCGCGCTGTTGTCAATGGACGACCTTGACCAAGTGCCGCCCGATGTCCTTGAGGTCATACAATGCGCCGATGATATGTGGGCGTCGTCAGTCGCTAAGTTCAAACGGCTTGAACAGCTCGCCGGAGAGGACGACCGTGTGCGCGGCGCGTTTGTATTCGCAGGCGGTAGCGCCACGGGTAGAGCGTCATCATACGGCGCACAAGTGCATAACTTCACACGCAAGTGTGCAGACAAGCCCGACTCGGTTCGTCAAGATATGGTGCGTCGTAAACCGATTGTGCCTATACATGGTAAGCGCGTCACTGACGTGCTCAAGAGTATGTTACGCCCCGCGTTAATTCCGGCTACTAATAAAAAGTTTGTGGTAGCAGACTGGTCGTCCATTGAAGCCCGTATAACTCCGTGGTTGTCTAATAATGGTCAAGCAAAGCTAGATTTATTTGAGACGGGCGCTGATGTTTATAAAGTAAATGCGGCTAAAACATTTAACATAGCAGAAGATCAAGTAACAAAAGATCAGCGACAGATCGGTAAAGTTCAAGAGCTTGCGTGCGGATTCGCTGGCGGTATCGGCGCGTTTGCCGCTATGGGGCGCATCTACGGCGTTGATTTGCCTGAAACTGAAGCAAACCAGATGGTCATCGGTTGGCGCAAGGCTAATGATTGGGCGGCTGACTTTTGGTCTGCGTTACAAGAAGCCTACACAAACGCCATGCGAAAGGACGACACGGAGTTTGAAGCAGGCCGCGTAAAATACTTGCGGCAGAATAGACACCTTTGGTATATTCTCCCTTCGGGTCGCAGGCTGTGCTATCCGTATGCCGATTTTAATAGCGTCAAAGAAGAGGTAACATACGCTAAAGCGTCATTTAAGCCTAGCGCCGACGCTAAACAATGGCCGCGTGCAAGATTATGGAAAGGATTAGCTTGTGAAAATATTACACAAGCTACCGCAGCAGATATTTTACGCCATGCTTTACGCTGCCTTGATGATGAAGGTTTTGATACTGTTCTACACGTTCACGATGAAATTGTTATTGAAACAGATAATCCAGACAAAGCACAAAAAGCATTAGAACGAATAATGAAAACGCCGCCGTCATGGGCGGAAGGTTTACCATTAAATATAGAAGTTTCCGTTATGAACCGTTACGGGAAGTAGGTCATGGAAAAATGGGCTGTAATACCAGGCTATGAAGGTTTCTATGAAGTAAGCAATCATGGAAATGTTAGATCGCTATATAGAGAAGTAAAATATGGTAAGCATGGAA